TCTGGATCAAGTTGATTCAGATGCTAAAGGACCCTTCGTCACTGCTCTTAATAAGCGTGATTACATGTTCTTTAGTAGCGTTGAGCTTGACTACTCTAGCCTTAGTTATCACGAATCATATTACCTTCGACAATGCGCTGCTCTTTTTTCAAAAAGGGTTGACATTGATCTTGGAGTTGACCGTGAACAGGCCGGGTATGCCAAGTTTATAGCCGCCGAGGAGGCTTGTAGACAAACAAACATGATCTTTAAATGCTGGTCTGCGGGTAATTTTATGTTTCCCCGCGGCGTGGACTCTATATTGTATAGAGCTTCGCGAAAAATATCCTCCATTTTGGGTGATGTCCCTGAGTTGTCTACATTGACTCCTCGTTTTGGACCAGGAGCAACGACGCAAGTCACTAAACAAAGAGCATCGGCGAGGCGTAAATTAAGCCAGACCTTTGCTTGTAGTGAAGAGTTCGTTCCATTGGCTTCTTTAGCTTTGGAACAATTGCAAGGTTGGATTCAGTTCAATGAGTCCGATACTGCCGAAGTTTCCCTTGAAATCCATGAAGGGAAACTGAACTTCGTCCCTAAAACCGCTCTCGTATCACGCGCTATTTGCGTCGAGCCTATGCTGAACACTATGTTTCAGTTAGGTATCGATCAATATATGCGTGACCGTCTTAAGCGGTTTGGTATCGATCTTAGTTCTCAAGAGAGAAATAAAAATCTTGCGAGGATAGGGTCGCTAACTAAAGCTTTAGCAACTTTAGACCTTAGTAGTGCCAGCGATACGATTAGCATTGAGCTAGTCTATCATCTTTTACCTATTGAATGGGTATTCTTCCTGAAGTACTTCCGTACTCCAGTAGTAGAATACCAAGGTAACAGACACGTTCTTGAGAAGTTTTCCTCGATGGGAAACGGTTTTACGTTTCCACTTGAGTCTCTTATTTTTTACGCACTAGCAATTTCGTGCGTCGAAGAGAAAGAACTTTTCGATTGCGTTAGTGTTTATGGGGATGATATTATTATTCCCGTAAAGTACTACGACACTCTCGTGCAGGTCCTTACCTGCTGCGGGTTTAGTGTTAACAAATCGAAGAGTTTCAAGAACGGCCCCTTTCGCGAATCTTGCGGAGGGGACTACTATGAGGGAATCGATATACGTCCTGTCTATTTAAAAGACAGACTTTCCGGTTTTGATGCATTTAGACTACATAATTTCTTTAGTAGAAATCTGCAGCCGGAGCTGGCCAACATTGTTCTCGATTATATTTCAGAGCCCCTGAGAATTTGGGGGCCTGATGGTTATGGGGATGGTCATTTAATTACTAATGATCCTCCTTATAAACCACATAATCGACAGTTAGGCTGGTCGGGTTACACCTTTGACACTTTCGTCTT